ATGATATATACTCCCTTGTGGGACATAATCAACGGAACTACATTATGTAAAAAATGTCACGACAAGGATAAGCATGAATATTACAAAAAGAGTTAACCCTAGATGGGAAAGTATGGCAGGTATAGTACAAGCAGTGAACGAATTTGTAGCAGAGAACAACTTAGGTCTATGGACGATGACAGGTGGTAGTTCTAGCGACTGGGTAATAGAAAAAGTGAGAGTAGTATAATGTATGATTTATCTCAAATATTTGAGTTGCCATTTGAACCATATCAGACAGGTGAACGACCATATGGACACAACGAAAGAGTAGTAGAGATTCCTTGGTCATTATCTACCATACAAGACGCTGAGAAAGTTTTAGACGTTGGATTTGCATATGGAGAAGGAAGATACTTAGAACCTTTATGTAAGATGAAAATACCAGAGCTGCATGGCGTTGACAAAGGTAGAAAACCTCGTTATCCCGGTTGGATGGATAACATGATTAAAGCTTCTGCTGATTTAAGAGAAGGACTACCTTACGATAAAGATTACTTTGATGTTATTCTATGCGTATCTACAATAGAACACGTAGGTTTAGCTAACACAATGTATTTTACAGACGACCATGAGAGAGATGAGCATGGAGATAAGAAGGCACTTAAGAACATGTTAGATATATTAAAGCCGTATGGTTGGCTGGTTCTTACTGTACCGTATGGTAAGGGAGAGTTAAAGAAACAATTTAAAAACTATAACAGGGAAACGCTAGACGACCTTATAAGCTCACAAGATTGCACGGTAGTTAAGGAAGATTTGTTTTATTATCAGGGCAGTGGGTGGAAGAAAGGTGATGACGTAAGTTGTCTTAATTGTAGCTATGGGAAGTTTGGCTTCTCATCAGCGTCAGGATTAGCATGCTTGTTAATAACGAAGAATGGATGAAAGCAATGACAAGAGACTTTTATATAAAATGGTTAGATGATTGGCGACCATGTATAGAAATGCCAATAGAAGATATTTACTGTAAGCATGAGAAGGATTATCATGCCTATAGAAACAATTATCTTAATCAGTTAGAAGATTTAAAACATAACCCAGATTCAAAGTTTGATATTGAGAGAGAACGTAATAAGAGATTGATGAAGGTACTCGCAGAGAAAGGTAATTTATATCCTATAGCACTGTTTGAATATGATTGTCCATATAGAGCAGACAGAGAGAGAAACCCTTATCTATGTGTAGACGGACATCATAGAATTATGGCTTCTCTTAATAGTGGTATACATATAATACTAGGAGTAGTGTACAAAGATTGTCATGAAGCTGGACAGGCTAAAGCTAATGCTCCACATACAGATTATTTTAAAGATTTAATGGTTATAGATAAGGATATAGGTGCATAATGAGACCTTCATTTGAAGAATTTAAAAGAATCAAACGAGAAGATATTATCGGTGTTGAAGTTGGTGTTCATCGTGGTATACACGCTTGGGATTTGTTATGTAACTTAAACAATATTAAGAAGTTACATTTAGTTGACCCGTATGTGCTAGGTGGCCCGTACTTGGGTGACCGTAAGAAAGAAAAAAAAGAAGGGTACGAGACTCTATTAAAGTTTAAAGATAAAATTCAGTGGTATTACGAGGCATCTAAAGAGATCGTAGATAAGTTTGATAATGAATCTGTTGATTTTGTGTATGTGGACGGAGACCATTCATATGATTCTGTTGTTCAGGATTTAAAATTATGGTGGCCTAAGATAAAGCAGGATGGTATGTTATCGGGACATGATTTTGATATTAAAGACCATCCGGGTGTTCACAAAGCTGTTATAGAATTTGCTTGTAAAAATGATTTTCGTTTAAATATAAATTGTTATTTTCCATTTCCACATAGAAAACAAGCTACATACAGTGATTGGTGGATTTTTAAATGCGACAAGATAGCAAGGTGAAAGAATGACAATAGGTGTAATAGTATCTAACTATGGTAGATATGATTTAACTGAAAGATGTATTAAATCTTTTCTTAAGACTACTAAAGGTATGGATTTTAGATTAGTAGTTGTAACCACAGGATTACCTAACTACGAAGAAAATACAGAGTTAGATATACCTGAAGATAAGATATTCTGTCACGCTAAGTTTAATGAAAGTATGGGTAAGGGTTACAGTCAGAATGTAGGTCGTACAATCTTACAAGAGAAATGCAAGTTTCTTAACATAGAAGAACCAGACTATTATGTTTACTTTGACAATGATGTTATGTTCAGAGAAGAATGGTTAGAGACTGGATTAGAAGCTTATCAGAAATATAGTTTTAAGTATCCAGTATTATCATTTTATCAAGGTGGTGCAGGTTCACATCAAACTTGTTCACAACTTGTTGACAACTTTAAAAACGGACATCCACTAAAAGTTGTAAACTCATGTCAAGGTATATGCTGGTTGATGAATAAAGAAACAGCAGAAGTTATTGGTAAAGTTACTACAGTTAAACCTATCAGTGGCATAGATTGGTACGTAATTAGAAAGCTTAAACAACAGATGTTAGTATTAGAGGGATATGTAGAACACATAGGATTTGGACATTCAACACATCGTGGCGAGTCACAGAGTTGGGACACACAGAAGAACCATGATGATATGCTGAAGGAGAAATATGGCACAGTCAAAGATTGACGCAAGTTTTTATGACCAAGACTATTTTGAGAAGGGACACGAACTAGGTATATCAGCTTATGATAAAGATTCTTTTATACTTGGCAATGATATATTCAAACATCAAGCAGAAATGCTAAATGATATACTTAAGTTAAGAGATAAAAGAGTAGTAGACATTGGTGGAGCTAGAGGCAACCTAGCGTATTATTTGCACAGGTTGGGAGTAGAAGCCTACTGTGAAGATGTATCTAAATGGTGCTGGGTGCACTCTCACCTACCTTTATTCCATCACATAGCTGATGTACAGGACAAGATTTATTGTCACCCAGTAGACGCAGTGGTGACGTTTCACGCACTAGAACACCTTAATAGGCCGTTGGATGCGATAAAGAATATTTCTAGTGTATTAAAAAAAGGTGGTATATTCTTTGGAGTCATACCATCTGATGGTCATGAACATGACCCTTCTGGAATAGCGATGTTAACTAGAGATGATTGGCACAAGATGTTAACAGACTGTAACCTTATGGAACGTAAGGACTTATACGATAAATTCTTTTGGCACGATTTAATTAAATCTTATAACTGGGAGGTATACTGTTATGAACGATGTTAGGGTTGTGTTTATAGCAACTGACAAAGAGAGTAAAGAAATATTTATGCCATTCTATAGAGAGGTAGTTAAGAAACCTTGGAATCTTTTTACATACAATAGAGGCCCAGTATGTATGGAGATACAAGATAGGAACGTAGTGGTAACTCATGATAAAGAAGCCGACAAAGAAGTTATAGAACAGTTTGGTTGTGCTTGTGTAGAGCTAACCCCAGAGATACCTATTGAAGAAGGTTTAAGAATGATAGAAGAAGCGGCAAAACAAGGAGTTTAAAATGGATGATTATATGTGTCCTTTATGTGAACCTGTAGCCAATTCGTATTACGAATGTGATACATTTAGGTTACAAGACTGTCCTATCTGTAAATTTCCAGTAATAGTTTTTACTGAACATATGAAAGAAGTCGATCAAGATTTAATAGATGAAGCACTTAGAGCTTGTGGAAATGAATTTGATATGAATTTATATAGGGTAGATGAAGATTATGGATGTTTCCCTATGCACAAGAACTTACATCTTATACCTAAAGATGACATTGTAGATGAATTAGAAGAAGATTTAGAAAAAGAAATTGAACCAGAAGAATAAAGGGTAGCTATGAGAATGCTAATATTGGCGGGTGGTCAGGGTACACGGTTACAACCTTTAACTGATTATCTACCTAAGATAATGATGAGTATTCATGGTAAACCGTTCTTGTATTATCTAATTCAAGAGTATCGTAAACATGATATTGTGTTGTCTGTAAACTACAAAAAAGAAGCTATAAAGAACTGGTGTAGACAGACTAAGAATTACTTAGAGTTTGTAGACGAACCAGAATTTGTAAGTACAGGTGGTGCAATAAGAGTAGCTAAACCATTCTTAGAGGGTAAACGCAAATTCATTGTAGTGAATGGAGATACTTATTTCAATGTTAATTTTGAGAAGATTTTCAAGGCACATGATTGGCGTAAAGAAGTTTGTACTGTTGTACATGCTCGTAGTATTCTTGATAATACTGTACGAAACGCAGGCATTTATGTCTTTAGTCAAGAGGTGTTCGAGTATCTTCAGAAGCCTAAAAGATTTGTATTAGAGGATAAACTTGCCGAGATACCACATAAAATATATCAGAGCGAAGGTACATACTTGGATATTGGGACGCATCAAGGACTCAGGTACGCTAAAGAAACCCTATTCAAAGAATAAGAGGTACAAGTATGAGCAGAATTATAAGAAGCATTGCCCCATTAAGACTTGGGTTAGGCGGTGGGTCATCTGATTTAGCACAGTTTGTACATAGATACGGTGGTGAAGTATTAAACGCTACTATAAACAGGTGGGTACACGCATCTCTTATCCCTAGAGATGATGGTAAGATAATATTACATTCATATGATTATGACCTCACCGAAGAGTATCACAAAGAAACAGAATTACCATATAACAGCGATCTTAGTTTAGTGTGTATGGTCATAAACAAAGTTAGGAATGGTGGCAAACACAAAGCACCAGACCAAGGATTTGAGTTATATATACACAGTGACGCACCACCCGGAGCAGGTTTAGGTACTTCTTCTACTGTAGTAGTAGCTGTACTAGGACTATTTAAAGAATGGGGACACTGGGATATAAGCAAGTATGAATTAGCCCATCTAGCATGGGAAATAGAACGTATAGATATGAAGATGGCAGGTGGTAAACAAGACCAGTATTCTGCTGTATTCGGTGGTTTTAATATAATGGAGTTCAAGAAGAACGATGATACCATTATAATCCCATTAAGAGTTCCAAAAAGTACATTATTAGAATTACAAAATAACCTCCTTCTAGTATTCTCTGGTAAGACACATAAATCAGGTGAGATAATTAAATCTCAAACTCCTAAGAGTGAAGATAAGTTCGGCTGGATACAGCACATCAAAGGCATATCACACGCTATGGTAGAAGACATAATGGCTAATGACTTACAAAACTTTGGTGAACTATTATCTATGGAGTGGAAGTATAAGAAACAATTATCAGATAAAGTCACTACCCCATACCTAGAAAAGATGTCCGAAGTGGCAACAGAGTGTGGAGCTTGTGGTCTTAAGATTACAGGTGCAGGTGGTGGCGGTATATTTTTAGTTTACTGTCCGTGGCAAAAGAAGAATGATATTGCTAAAGCTATGGTAAAAGCAGGTGGACAAGTTATGGATTATTCATTCGTTAAAGAAGGATTACAAACGTGGAGCGTGTTAGATGAATGATAAGGCGCAATATATAAAAATAAGAAAATGCAGAGATAACAAACACTGTATATTTAAAAATGTTTGGTGGGATGCTTTACAATGTCTTGCAAAATTTCATGTGTGGCATACCTGTTATAAAAAAGGCAACGAAGAAAGAACAAAAAGGATAGATAATGGCAACAAGTAGAACTTATAATTATTCGAATGCTGATGATGATATTAGACAGCTATTACCCAAGGTAACTGACAATGTTATCAGCGATACTGACGTTACATTCTTAATAGATGTAGTTGATGACATTATAGATAGTAAACTTGTGTATATGTATAGTGTACCTTTTACTTCTACACCTCCTATTGTAAGAAGAATATCTACATATATGGCAGCTTATCTTGTGCTTATGAGAATAAATGCTAAGTCAGTAGGTAGTCCCGAAGGTGAATGGATAAATGTATATAAAGATTTTGCTAATGCATTATTAGAGAACATTGTAACAGGTTCAATTATATTGGTAGATGCTAATGGTACAGACATAACAAGCAAAACAGATTACGGTATGAAGATTTCAACTGCTGATTATACACCTATATTCAATGAAGGCGATGTCTTTAACTGGGAACTTGACCAAGATAAAGTACAAGCTGAGATTGAGGGGAGGTAGCGATGTCTATTCCGAGTTATACAACTTTAATTTCGGGTATAGTAGATGGTCTTAAAGATGATACTGATCTTACTGGTGTAGTATCAGATGAGTTTATCTATTATGGACCACAGGGAGATATGGTAGCTTACCCTACTATTACAGTAGAGTTAGCTGAAGCCAATGAAGAATGGAAAACATTCCCCAAGGGAAAAGATTTAGAAGCTACTTTTATTATAAGAATATACGATGAAGCCTATGATTATGTATCAGGGTTACAGAGTGTAGAGAATATAGCAAGATTAGCTGGAGATGTATTACAGAAAAAGACGGGATACAGTGGATTGGTTTATCAATCTTATCCCGGCAGAAAAAGCTTTGGGACATTTGAAATTAACGATGTCCCTCTCTTCGGATGTGAATTAGAGATGTTAACTAAAGCTCGGTTCGCACCCGCTACATAAACAAAAATGATGAAATATTCAAAATATATAAATAGATAAGGAAGGTGATAATATGTCCACAGCAGGAAGTAATTCTAGTTGGGGTTATGGCGAAGAAACTGTTTGGGCTAGTGGTACTACCACACCTGATAATTGGGTTCCTTTTATTTCTGAGAGCTTTCAGCTTGAAAGAAACATAACTGCAACTGACGCTATCCGTGGTGGAGCATCACGTAGTGTTTGGCGAACTGGTGCAGAGAGAACAGGTGGAGATTTGAGCGTAGAAGTTCAACCAACATCTGCAATAGGAACATTAATAAAACATGCTTTAGGAAGAGCCACAAGCGTAGGTCCAAGTGGAACAGATAATTATTATGTCCATGAAATATTCCCGTCTGGGTCTTTACCAGCAGGATTAAAAGTAGAAGTAGACAGAGACAGTAAATGGTTTCGTTATAAAGGATGCAAAATCAATGAGATGTCAATGGAATGTGCAGTTGGCGACCCGTTGAGTGCAACTTTTAGCTTCTTAGGATATGATGAAGTTCAGTCTGCGACTGGTACTGCTGTTACAGAAATATCAATACTTAACCCGTTGACTTTTGATGAAGGTACTCTCACAGTAGATGGTACTGCACAGGAAGTAAGTGGATTCTCTCTATCGGTTGCTAATAACTTAGCAGAAGATAAGGGTCAGTTAGGTAGTAGGTATCGTGCGGCTATACCTAGAAGTGGTTTCAGAGATGTTACAGGTTCACTTAACATGGAATTTGATGATTTCACAATGTACAACTACTATGTTAACGGAACTGAGGCAGCTCTTAAACTGGCGTTTGTTTCAGATGATACTATAGACGGAACAGATACTTATAAGTTCGATATTGAGTGTCCTCGTATTGTATTTACTGGAGAAACACCAACAGTAGATGGACCTGATTTAGTTTATCATGATATGCCTTTTACAGCGTTTGCTCAGACTTCGGTAACAGAAGATTGGCAGCGTTATGAAGTGCGTATGAAACTAACTAACGGAACGGCTACGGTGTAACTATGATTACAAGGGTTCATTGCATAAGCTTTGCAGACTTTGGACGTAAGTTCAATCTCGGTATCAGGAGCATAAAGGGAAATATTAATAAACCCTTAATGTCTTCTGCTCAGTGGTTTGTTAATGAATCAGTACAGAGTCGGTTTAAGAAAGAGACAGGTCCTAGTGGTAGGAAATGGGCTCAACTTAAGCCGACTACTGTTCGAGAAAGAAAGAGTAAAGGGTTTGGACCCTCGCATCCTATCCTAGAAAGAACTGGTAGGCTTAAGAACGATATATGGTATAGGATAGAAAAGAAAAACGTAGTAAGAATAGGTACTAGCGTGTCATACGCACCTTGGGTTCACGGTCAGAGACCTGGACAAGAAAATTCTGCTAAGAATACAAAGGCACGTCCTTTCTTATGGTTTAATAGGAAAGATATGAACAAGATAGGCGATATATTCACCAAGTGGTCATTCAGAACACTTGTAAGAGCTTTTTAAGGAGGCACAATGAGTAAGTTATTTGCAGATTTATATACAAAGACAATAGATATACAGGGCGAAAAGTTTACGATTAAAAAACTTTCACTTAAAGACCAGATGGAAGCGTCTAAGACATTGGAAACTGATATGGTAAGAGGTAGTGTAGAGATGATAAACAAATCTCTAACTAAATGGGAAACTGCCGAAGGTACAGAAGTAGAAACATCAGACGATAACATTATGAGACTATGTGCAGACGTAGTTTTAAAGCTATCCCAAGCAATATCTAAATACAATGGTCTTGAAGTAGAGAAAGAAAAAAACTAAGAAGGGCGGTAGTAGCCTCGTATAATAATGCGAGCCTTAAGGAGCCGCCCCCAGAAATAACTTTATACAGGTTATCCGACAAGTTTGGATGGACAATCACTCAGATTCTTGAACAACCTGCCGAGACTCTTCAATGCTATCTCACCTTATTAGGCGAAGAGAACAAACAAAAGACAATACAGGCAAAGAAAGCTAACGCTAAGGCTAAAGCTGGTAGACCTAAATCTCACAGAAGGTAAAAAAATATGGCTTCTAATCAAATATTTGTAACCATTGCTGCAAATTTTAAGGGTGGCCTTGCTACGCCCACAGGACAAATGGCAGGTTTAAACAACCAACTCGTTGCTGGAAATAAGAATATGCAAGGGTTAGGTAGAGGTGCGTTCTTTGCAGGGTTTGGTTTAAAACAAATGGGTAAACAGCTTGTTGCGGCTTCAACAGCTTTAGCAGGCGTAGGTGTGGCTTCCATAAAAGCGTTCTCTGATTACGAGAGTGCGATTGTAGCTACAGGTGCAGTTGCTCAAATGACCAACACCCAAATGGAACAGTTAGGAAGAACAATTTTAGACTTAGCACAGACAACTGTTTTTACGGCTCAACAGATTGGTAAAGCTACTTTTGTTTTAGCACAGGCTGGTCTTGAGGTAGAAGAAATAGAGCAGACTATTAGAGGAGTTACGAAACTTGCCACAGCTTTTGGCACAGATTTAGCATCTACCTCTAAGATGATAGTTCAAACCATTAAACAATTTAGTTTA